TCCATAAACGAATCAACGTTCACTCCAGGAGTTATACCAGATATAATAGTCTCTGGGCTCATATTGTATTGCATGATGATAGAGGGATATAGAGAGTTCAAGTCAAACGAACAAACCCAGTCATGCTTACCGACTTGAGGTTCCTTCACATACCCTCCAGGATATGTTCCCGAATCAGTATCAACTTTAGGAGGTATTACAACATTCATTAACGATAGGTCTCTATAGATTATAGTATCCCAGATCGCTACAGTACCAAACACGTCACCGTAGTTAGAACCAGAGTTGTAAGCCATAGTAAGAGCCAACGAGATCAGGTCTAGCTTATCGTCCAATCTATCAACGATATCCACGTCCTTGATGTTATAGTTAATGAACTTTTGATAGTCCTTTTCGTATAGCTCGTTTAAGTCAGAGTATTCATCGAATGATAGTTTAGAATCACCCAATACTACGTTAGCAATATTGTCTAGTTTATAAGACTCCTGCGTACCGTACTCGTGAGCGAACTTCTTGAAGAGTGCTAGATAGTCCATTATAACAACACCACCCAGCTTATATTGAAGCTTCGGTTCGAAGAAACCAGTGGACTTCTTAGGTGTATCGTCCTTAACATCACCCCAAGGCGATAGACGCTTCATAACTTCCTTACCACAAACCTTTTCGATTCGATTAACCAAATAGGGTATGTCGAACTCGTTAACGTTCCAGCCTGTAATGATATCAACATCACTCATATGAGCAACGTATCTCGTAAGCAATTCCTGCTCATCAATACATCTGACATAGTTTACGTTAGGCTTCTCGACGGTATACTTACCACAGCCGAAGACGTGGAAGATCTTATCGATATTGTTCTTACAACAAATCGCAGTTACTTCCTGATCAGCCTGTTCTGGATAAGGAAAGCCGCTTTCAGACTTACACTCGATATCGATAGAGGTTACGTTGATTAGATCACGATCCCATTCAATATTTCCAGGGAACTTCTCGTTAACGTATTGTGTAGCGAAGTTGGTCTGGCCATAAACACCGAAACCACTTATATTGGCATGCGATTTGACGAAGGTAGTACCCTCGGCCATATCACTAAATTGGATTGGTTCTACCTTAGTCCCGTCGATGGACTGGTAGCCAGTTTGAAGCTTATTTGATTTAACATAAAGTGTTGGCTCAAACGGTACAAGGCGTTGAACCTTGAGACCGTTTTCGTAGCCGATATACCTTATATTCCTGCCATACCTATAAACATTAGTATAGAATTTCATAACATAGTACCTTAATTCGTTAACCTATTATACCCTATTTCAGGGCATAAATCAACTATAAGTTACTAATAAGCTCAAGGTATTTTTCTAGAAGTTCTTCATCTGGTTCAATAGTCCACACTACCGCACCTTGATGTAAGGTTATAGTGTCTGTAAGACCATATGCGATATAAGGTTCGAAGTTAATTCCACCTTCTTCAGCTCGGAAGATAACACAAGGTTTCTGAATAGAACCTTCTGTATATGTTCCCATAAGCTCTTCGCCTGACACCAACTTTACTATTTTTACTGTTCCACTCATTTTACTTCTCCATAAACGGGGTGCGAACACCCCTATAAATTAACCCAGCAATAGTTGTTTAGCACCAGTGCTTAGTTCACCAAGGTTGATCGTGGTAGGTTTGTCTTCCTCAGGAATGACATTCTCCAGACCAACTAATAATAATCCATCTACGATATCAGCACCTAAGACAACCATTGTATCAGCGAGCGTAAATTTACGTTCGAACTGACGAGCAGAGATACCACGATGGATATACTCATTAGGGTCTGGGCGTTCTTGGCTTCCTTTAATAGTCAGCTGCCCTTTCTCTAGAGTTAGGGTGATATCATCCTTCTTGAATCCCGCAACAGCGATTTCAATTAGGAATTTATTCTCTTCTTTCTTGACAACGTTATACGGGGGATATCCCTGTGTGCGTTGAGTTTGAGGTTGTTCTAGTGCATCGAAGATGCTATCGAATCCGAAAAATATGTCTCTCGGGAATGTATGCGTAGTTGCATTCATTATGTTTGCTCCTTATATTAAGCGAGTTTAATTAGCCGACCCTTAATAGGCATCGGCTGGTTTAGATCGGAGCTACCTAACTCCGATGTTATACTTAGGACATAAGTCCCAATTAATCTTATCTTTATGTGAGATAATTTTAATCTGATTTAGAGGAGCGGTATCACCAATCTCTGAAACAACCTCTAACAATCCCCAATCACTGAGCAATTGTACGATGGTGTTTCTCCTACCTAGATCGTTCGTAGATAGATTAGAAGGTTTGCCGTCCAATAGAAATAATTCTTTAAAGTGTGTTATGAAATATCGACCTTGCTTGTGTAAGATATGACACGACTGATATAGTTTGGAATCCTTCTTTGAAGCCACTCCAATCCTAGTCAATGTCTCTTTTATCTTAAGAAAATCATCAGGCTCTGCTAACGTTACTTCTAACATAAGACTTGTATCCCAATTAACCAATTCATCCTTTTTGTACTCCACCATGACTAATACGTTCCTTTATTATTTTCAAGTTTTGCTTACTTAAAAGTGGGAGGACGTCACGAGCCTTTTCATTAGAGTACCCATAATATTGCTTTATCGCATCTATATCAACAGACGAACCGCTCTTATTCCACTTTGAGAAACGATTGCGTTTCCTGATAGTATTTATAAGAAAATCATATTGGAGTTTCCCGCCGATATGATGGTACTGGTTCATCTCATTAGCGAACAAGATAGTATCAGGGAAGTAGGATAGTCCACGGTTAACCATAAAGGCGTTGTAGGACTTTTCCTCCTCCATAATATACTTCTTGCTATTGCTTATGGATTTGATATATTCGAAGGGATTCACTTGAAGTTAACCTGAGACATAATCTCTGTTAGACAAGCTACCACGTTCAACTCATGATCAGCCATGAAGGAGTCTTTATAACTGTACTCAGCTAAGACTAACACCAGTTGAGGTACACTCTGAGGGTCTACATAATCCATCATATTATCATAGATCATACGGAACAACTTAGTGGATTCGATGTCAATGTTATCAGTAACCCATTTACGCATACCTTTAAAGTTCTTACCTTTAAGGTCGTCCATCAAACTCTTGATAGATACGTCAGACAAGTTAACAAGGATACCAGAGTCAATAGAACCCGATAGACCGTAACGTTGACATTCGTTAATAACACGACGCCAGTCAGGGATGTACTTCATGATCATCTCAGCGATCACAGCGTCATCATACTTAATGCCTTCCGTGGTTAAGATATACTGAAGACGTTCCATAAAGCCGCCAGCAAGAGTAGCCTTAGCACCTACGTTGAATTCATATACAGAACAACGAGAGTGGAGAGGTTCGATGATGCGGTTTTTAAAGTTACAGGTTAGGATGAACCGACAGTTGTTAGAGAATTCTTCAATGAATCCACGTAAGGCTGGTTGGGTTGATTGGGGGTTTAGGTAGTCCGCTTCGTCTAGGATAACTACTTTATAGCCACCTTGAAGAGATACGGTTGATGCGAATTGTTTAATCTTACCACGGAGGGTGTCGATATTACCGTCTTCCGATCCGTTAACTACGATGTGGTCTAGTTCTAGCTCGTTACATAGAGCACGGGCTACAGTAGTCTTACCAACACCAGCTGAGCCAGTGAACATCATGTTAGGGATTTCGCCAGTTTTGATCATGGCGTTGAAGGTTTTCTTTAGGGACTTATCAAGGATACAATCATTGACAGTAGTTGGACGGTATTTTTCAACCCAGAGGAAATCATCATTCATTACACGTTACTCCATAATATAAAAGGGTGGTGTGGACTATAGGCGTCACCGCTATAGTCTTCTCGTTTCCCATTGAATGTAACCTAGAAGAAGGAGGTTTTGCCGATTACATTCAGACGCTCATCTCACACCGCAAAGGGGTTAAGCCGTATGAGTAATCTCTTCGTAGAGATCTTCAAGGTCAGTTTGAGCAGTACGAACTTCAGCGAGGTTCTGCTTGTTGTAGATCTTAATAACCTTACTTAAGGTTTTCTTCTCTAGATCATACTTCTCGTTAAGTGCGATTATAGTCTCTTTAATGTATTCACGTTCACCAGTCATACGGTCCATTGAATTGGAACATTCTTTAATAGCGTTAAATACGTCTTTTTTCTCGGTAGGATTCATAATACATTACTTCCATAATTAATAGTAGAACCTATTATAACCTATATTGGCATAATAGTCAAGCTTTTATTCAAAATAAAGGGGCTGTTTCCAACCCCATTTTAGGTTACTCTGGCGCGTCAGTAGGCTCAGTTTCTTCAGGAGCAGCGTTAGACGCTACAGTAGCCTGTAAGAAATTGGCCAGACGGTTACGAACCGCACCCACATCAGCTAACTCAGAACCTTCAAAGGCACCTCGTTTAGTCACGATGTCGATAATCTTAATACAACCTTCAATATCGCCTAATGCTAATTGTGGGCTTTGTACTTCTTCACTCATATTATACTCCATACTTACTTGATTTTTTAAGAGCCATCCAGTATTGAATGGTCGGGGTTTTGATCGAGGAGATCAATTTAGAAGATACGCTGAACTGGTATACATCAGAGTCAACGAACTTTAACGTGGGAATATCGAACACCAATTCAAAGGGTTCATCCGTTGATACGGACAAGTCACCTAAACCAATAACGAATCGGTTAGAGGTTGGATTCTTGATATCAGCTACAGTACCAGTTACAACACCGTCTTCGTTCTTTAAGATGAAGTCGTTAGCACCCAAGGTACTAGACGCTTTCTTAATGGAAGCGAGCTGTTTATTGGTTAAGGTAAAGTTAATCTCACAGTCAGGCATATTAGGGGTCTTATCAGAACTCACTAACATACTAGGGGCTGTGAAGTAGTATCGAAGGGATTGTCCTTCCGACTTAACTTCAACGAACTTCTGGCCATCATCAAACACTAGCTCTGGGTCGTCGAACATATCAACAGCATTCAGGAACTGGGGCAGGTCGTAGATACCAAACTTATACGGGAATGGATCAGCCACTTCCGCGCTTGCTAACAAGGTCTTACTAGTGGTTACTGACCGAATGGTAGTACCCGCATCGATAACCAAGTTAGGGTTAATCATAGAGAAGTTATTCAATACTTCCCGTGTTTCTTTACTTAACTTCATTTACTTCTCCTAGATCATGTTCATTTAACGCGAGGATACCATAATGGATTATCTTAATAATATCCTTACGATTGCTCCCAGCTTTCTTACCATACCTGTCAGCGTACTTTATAATGTTACCTAAAGTAAACCCAACACCTTTACCAGAAGAGGAGATAAACTCCATCGATTGAATACTACCAGCCGCGTAGTGCTGATCATACGTAGCATCGATGTAAGCTTTAATCTCTTCCAGTAATACATCTTCATTAAACTTATACTTCATATTATACCTTATTTACACCCCAAAGTCAATTAAAAAGCAAGGTTTTCACCCTCGTCTTCAACAGCGTTAGTGGCGATACTTGGATCAACCTTATCGTAAAGGTCTTTAAACGCCTCTTTGATATCATCATCAAAGCGGTTAACACAAAGGGCAACGGCTTTTTCACGCTTCCCAAATACAGAGAAAGTCTGGACGATGTGACATAGACGACGAGTAGAGATTACGTCATCAATACCATCATCATAGAACGTCTTACGAATAACGTCAGCCCAAGCTACAAGAAGGTCACAGAACTCAGCATCAACCGCTTCAAACTTAACCATGTGAGCCATAACGATCTTTTTCTCAGAGGCTATACTAGGGAAGGTTTGATCAATGTTAACTACGAAGCGTTCCAAGAAGGCTTCATCGATGATAGTAGCGGCAGAGAACCGACCATCTTCAGATCCTTTACCCTTAGTGTTAGCAGTAGCAATAACGTTGAAGCCTTCAGCAGGTACAATAACCTCACCAGTCTTCTTAATCATTACAGGATTACCTTCCAAGATACCTTGGAGACACATAATCTTGTTAGTTCCACGGTCGATCTCATCGATCATTAGGATAGCTCCAGCTTCCATAGCCTTAATAACTGGACCTTTCTGGAATACTGTTTCACCATCAATTAGACGGAAACCACCGATCAAATCATCTTCATCAGTTTCAGGAGAGATTTGAACACGAACGTATTGACGACGAGCGCGAGCACAAGCCTGTTCAACCATAAAGGTTTTGCCGTTACCAGACAGACCAGAAACATAAGTTGGGTAGAACATACCTGACTTAATGATTTTAGTTATGTCAGCGAAGTTACCCCAAGCAACAAAGGTCTTATCAACTTTAGGGATATACACATCACCGTTAGAAACGGAGCTTACACCAGCATGCTTAATAGCAGTAATAGGAGTTACAGAGGTGGTTTTCTTAGCAGTAGTACCAAGAGCCATAGACAGGTCGTAAACACCACGACGCACTTTAGGGGAGTTCTTAATTAGATCATTAACTTCAGAGTTATCCATACCAGCAGCGATTAGCTCCTTCGGTGAAAACTCAGTTTGATCAGGGAACTGCGTAGTTAGATTTTCATAATTCATAATATAGTCCTTCCTTCATTCAATATACAACTATTATACCGCATCCCAACACATAAGTAAAGCTTTTTTTCAAATCATTTCAAATTAAATTAAGCGGCTACAGCAGCCGCTATCTTGTTCACTAGTTGACGGGATACTTTCTTAGAGCGGTTAAACTTTAGGAACTCACGTTTGATATCCTTGATAGCAGCACCATCATCTACAGAGAACTCAGTATCAGTCTTATTGTTAAGCTTAACGATGAAATACTCATCATAACCTTTAACACGGTTCAAGTTAGAAACGTTCTCTTTCTTCCAAACAGCCATAGCCTTTCGGGTAACTTCATCAGAGATACCGCTGCAGCCAGAGTAGAAGTCTCTATTGGTTTGAGTTAGGAAGAAACCGATCATCTTAGCACCAGTCAATTCCTTAAGACGACCAAGAGCTTTCTCATACAACTCCATAGAGCTATTCGCAGTGATAACCTTGCCACCCATACTAATAGCACGAACGTAACGGGTAACAGCACCGCCATCAATCTTAGTGTCATTCTTAGTGTGGAGGTTATCAGCGAATCCATCAGTCAACATCATAACGTTGGTCTTTTGGATTCCGTACTTATTTTGGAACTTCTTGATAATACCTTCAGCAACAATAACGGTTTGAACTAGAGGCGTAGAACCCATACCATCAAACTTGGTAGCACTATGAGACATACTGTAAGAGTAAATACGACCAGAACGGAAAGAGTGAGAGGTATGAAGTTGCGAAGCGCCCCATAACAACTTACAAGCTTCAGCGAAACCTTTAGTGTTTAGATCAGTAGTAAGTACCTGAACCAAACTAGGGTCGTAAGAAGCAAATATCTCGTTAGTTCCATCGTTATCACGACCATTATACGCACGAGCATTACGAGAGGTAGTAAAGGTGTAAGCTTCAAACGGAATATTAACAGCCTTACAGAACATACCAACAGTAATAGCTTGCTTAATAACGTCTTCTAAGATCATAGTCATAGAACCAGACATATCAATGAACATCACAATCCCGTGGGACTTAGCTTCAGCCAGACGGTTAACACTAAGGAAGATATCCTCAGAGTATTTGTACTGGTGAAGACGGTTCATATTCAACGCACCAGTCTTAGCTACGGTAGAACGGGTATATTCATAAGCGGCTTTTTTACGTTCAAACTCACGAGCGAGTTGACTTTTAGCAGACTCTAGAGCAGGCTTAATAGACTTCTCATAGTAGTTATGAAGAAGAGGCATATTAACATAAGTATTTTCATACTTAGCAGCTAGTGCTTCACGTTCCTCTTTCAGTTCCTTATAAGAAACGATCATATCAGCCTGTCTAGCCTTAGAGATACCAGACGAGAAACGAGGAGCAATACCGTTACCACCCATAGACAAAGAACTTTCATTTTCACGGAAAGTTTCATCAGTGAATGATTCAAGAGAAGCCTCAGAACCTCCCTGACCTTCAGCAGCCGTTTCAGCTTCACTTTCAGGCTCATCTTCAGCTTCACCGCCAGACTCATCTTCACTTTCGCCTTCAGATTCCTCTTCACCTTCATCAGTAGAATCGTCTTCAACGGTTTCACCAGACTCAGTAGAATCATCAGTTATAGAAACAGAGTTTTCTTCCTCTTCATCATCATCCTGTTTAGGCTTAGGAGCGGTCTCACTTAGGAAAGCGAAGATCTTCTCACAAACATCTACAACATCATCCCAAGTTTGAACAGCCATAGCCATATCAACATAAGGTTGCTCTTCAGCAGAGAAAGTAATAGGGAAGTATCCACGACCTTTAGACTGAACGTTTAAACGGTCCATAAAGGAGGTAGGAGTGCGATCGTTAGTACCGAAGAAGTTGTCATCAAACAGACGCTTATATCCAGCCTTAAAAGGCTTAACGATACCACGATAAGTTTCTTGGATCTTACGTTCAATACGGATATCTTCAACGATATTGAAGAAAGCAGGTGGTACAGGAGAGTTCCGTACCACGTCATGCCAACCAGCAGCAGGAGTATAAAGGGCGTGACCTACTTCATGACCAACTAACAAGTCATAAACGTCTTTACCCTTATCAACCCATAGAGGGAGGCGAAGAATACGAGCTTCTGGTTCAAACGAAGCGGTGGAATAGTTACCGTGTTGAACAGTAACGTTTTCCTTAGCTAGTAATTTCGCGAGGTATTCTTGGGATCTTAAATTCATAATATATATTCCTTCTCAACAAACTATACCTAATTATACCGCATTTGAAACCAAAAGTAAAGCTTTATTTGCTAAATATCTAAAGTATTTTCCTTACAATCCTCTATAAGATGTTCTATATAGACCCTAGTGCATTGATCAATCCTTCCATTTTTGGGGTTTTTCGGCTCTATATTTCTCCACACGTAACTATCATCCGCGTCGATCAAATCCAGTTCCACCACCTTAGAGACAGGTATTAATGAAGATTCGATATATAAGGGGTAATGCTCCATATTCACAAACAAAAAGAAATCAGCTAACCCCAATTTGCTAAGAAGATATCTAACCCTCAGAGTATTACTACCCACCGTCCCGAAAGCTGCCTTAACTTCTACTAATTTACCAGCAACACAGTGCTTACTATTACCAGTCGTTATATCCCAACCGACCCCACCGTCTATATTTCCGCCTAATATACTTAGTGCGTAGAACTCAGCAAACACCCCAACCATCCCTCTATTTAAAGTGTCGGATAAGTCTATCAAATCATGAGGTATCATTTCCAGTAGATCGCTGGTGGATTTACCAGCAATATCAGAGAACTTCTCGTCTATATAATCAAGCTCATATTTTAAATATATTAAGGTATTTTTATGCTGCATTGTACCATCACTAAGCAACTCAGCGTCTATACTGAATGAGTCAGAATCACCTATTGTAGCGAATAAGACATCAGCTGGTACAACACTAATCCTAGTACGTTCTTCACTAAAATAGACGAAACTGAATTCGTCACATAAACCACGCTTACTCTGTAAAGATCTGAAAGTAGCCATACCACGATCCACATAAGATGTGTGTTTGGTTTCTGTGTATATTCTATTACATTCAGATGCCCCATTAGGGTCTTGCCTAGAACTATCCCAACCTCTAGCCGATCGCACCTCGCCACCTAATTTACCTATTGTAACCAACTCCCCCAAATATGACATTGTGAAGATACGTAGTTCTCTATGTTTATTCATAAACTTATATGTCATCGACTTTATCAACAACAAATTACTTGGGTACATCATAACAAAAAACCTCTCAATTAAGAAGCTCCAGTCCAACTGACCGAAGCATTAGTAGCGTTAAACACGTTACCACGAGCGAAGTTACGAGCTGGAGCAGCCCAAGACGCAGCCATTAGGATGTCGCCTTTTTTGAACTTCGCATCGTTATCAGTGTTAACGATAAAGGAGTGAACCGAAGTCTTACTCATAACCTTGATATACTTGGTACCGAAAGAGAAGCTTAAAGCATTCTTAAACGTTTCGATACGGTCCGATGGGTCAGAGCTATTCCGACGACCAGCGAATTCAGCGTAACTAGTTACAATATCAGTTAGGTACTTTTCAATTTCTTTATTCATAATTCAACCCCTCATTTAATATACAACTATTATACCGCATATATGAGAGGAAGTATACACATTTGTTATATCGTTTTGGAATATAGTTAGATCTTTATAGTATCGTAAATGTAATCCACCACGGCTTGGGTATCCGATTCAGTTTCGTGTTGGATCGATACCACGTTTCCTTCTTCGAACCCGAACAAGGTCTGCTGGTCTCCGAAGTGGTCTATGATGTTACTACACTTGGTCATGACCGTTTGGATGAACTTATTGCTCTGATCACTACCTCGCTGTACATACCTGCGTTCCCTTTCTCCATCGGATACAATCAATTGGATTATGTGGAGCTCACCAAACGTCTTAGCCATCTCAAAGAATGCCTTATTGTTTAAGCGGTCACCCTCACCTATAACGAACTCAACGGGGTTAGTTGATAACCACTCAATCGCTTTAGGAGCTACCGCCATAGACAACCGATCAGTACCTGAGAAGGTTTCACCCTCTTCGTATTTACCTAAGACACGGACGTTTCCAGATAAGTGGGTGTCCAATAGATCAATTGGCTTATCGTGCTTCCACCCTTCCCGACGGCTCATAAACTCTTTCATAACAGTAGACTTACCACAACCTGGAAGTCCAATAAGATATACTAATTTCATATGAATGCCTCTAACCCAATGGGTGTTTGTTTGTAATCAATGACACCTGAATCCATAAAGATCGCCATTTTCTCTTTGTTAATAGTATCGGTCAAATATGATTCGTCTAAGGTTTCTTCCCTAGCTTGCCACATTGGACCCCAGTCAATACCTTCCCAACCGTCCACTTCAACCTTCTTAATCTCTTCCGCTTGTCGGTCAATATAGTATCCAAGATACCTACCTTCACGTGTACGGAACAATTTCTTAAAGGAACACAGTGCGGTTTCCATAGCAAAATAGTCTGCCTGTTTAGCCGTATCAGGGAATCTAGATTTAACCTCCCTCAACATCTCAGCAGCTTCAGCGTCCAAGTATTGAAGTTGTACCTTATCTAGCTTCTCGTTAACCCATTCTTCCTTACCCACCGCGTAACACAGTCCGTTTCTATGTGACCTAGAACCAGAGTAATCGTGTAACCAGAGGCTATCAACCTCAATATTCATATCAGTACATTGATGTAATGTCTGTATATAGAACCACGAAGTATAGCGTCCGAACTTATGCCAGCTATTAACGACCTTCCATATATTGTGGAAGTTCTGTACTGGGTCGTCAGTTAGGTGTTCAGCGAAAGCTTCCTGTTGAGTCCTATCACCTACCCACTCTTTGTAGGATGCGAACTGAGATGGCAAGTGACCTTTGTTCCACTTAGTATCGGTCTGGTATCGGAGACGAGCGTAGTTCTCATTGTTCCAATTAGTCAAGCGGTCTTGACCAACCAACTCCATATCAGGGAACTCATTCCATATGACATAGGTCGTTGGTAGGTAATAGGTTGTCCCGTATAACCAGATCAACCACAGACGCTGTTCCTTATTGAACTCGAACCGATCGAACAGGTAGTTAGTCATGAAGAGAGCGGAGTCACAATCCTCAATACCTAACGACCAACCGAACCAGTTGATGAACGCCTCTTTACGGTTTTCCTTAAGTCTAAAATCCAACGTATTCTCCAACATAAAAACAATACACCTATTATACCTTATTAATCAGCAAAAGTAAACAGTAGATCACTAGGCTCAACGAAGACGGTTACACAACCACCTTTACCCTTCTTATGGACAGCGTTATAGACAACGGAATCATCTATTGAGTAATCACCTTCCGCGAATGTATCACCAGCTATCCTGAAGATAGATAGCTCACAGCCGCTCTTCTGACGACCTAAGAACTTGAACCCTATCTTGTTGTAGAACCCAACGGAATCAGGTTCGGATGATACTCGGAGATACACAGCACCTCTATCCTTAACTGACAGAAGCGTATCATTACAAAGGATCTTTCCTACACCCTTTCCTCTATGCTTCACAAAAGTATGAAGTAGTTGGAGGTTAGCTACCTTGGGTGATCTCTTAGAGATCGTAGTGATAATGGCTCCGAGCAATTCATCGTCTTCCCATAAACCTACACACATATCCCACTGGTCTTGCATGTTAGCTTTAGCGACGAATGTCTTAGCGAAACGATCACCCTTATCTTCGGTAATCGCTGCTATGAATTGCTCCTTGGATGTCTTAACTAACTTCAAGATATTCCCTCACCTTCTCACCACGGGATTTGTCGTACTTAGTCTTTAACCAACCAGCGTACTCACCTAAGTCCCATACGAATGGAGGGAAGTTGAAGTCGTTATCTCTGAAGATCTCGTCTACACTAGGGCCACCGTTCAAGGCTGCGTCAATAAACAACTCAGCGAACCTAAACTGATCAGCAATCTCTTCACGTTTCGTAGAGGAGCGGAAACATCTAAACTCGATAGTTCCAGTGTGCTTCATACAATAGGTGTTAATGGCGTACCTGAATGGGCGTCCCATAGAAACCCCGTCCTTTCCAGCAGCGTGTAGCTTAATGAAGTGGTCGAAGTCCGT